GAAAAGAAGGCTGCTGGTGCGCCCCTGATCCAAGAACTTCGTGCGATGGGTATCCCGGTCTCTGAGTTCAGCCCGAGTCGGGGCAACGACAAGATGGTGCGCGTGAATGCGGTTGCAGATTTGTTTACCTCGGGTAAAGTCTGGGCACCTGACACGCGCTGGGCGCGTGAAGTGATCGAAGAGGTGGCTGCTTTCCCGGTCGGCGAGAACGACGACTATGTGGACACGACCACGCAAGCTCTTTTGCGCTACCGCCAAGGTGGATTCATTCCGCTGGACACGGACGAGCAGGAAGACAAGTTTTTTGCGCGGCGCAAGGCGGCGTATTACTAGGATTTAAGGACAGCACATGGCTACCAACATCGACAAAGCTCTCTATCCGGCACCGCAGGGGATCGACGCCCTCGCGCAAAACGAAGCCGACATCGAAATTGAGATTGTTGACCCTGAAGAAGTCAACATTGGTGTGGATGGGATGGAGATCAGCCTGCGCCCCGGGGGCGAGGACGATGGCGATGGTGGGTTTGATGAAAACTTGGCAGACACCCTGTCCGAGGGTGAGGTTCTGGAGATCGTCTCGCAGCTCTCTGCTGACATCGACAACGATAAGAGCAGCCGCAAAGAGTGGGAGAAGACCTACACCGAGGGTCTGAAACTGCTGGGTCTACAGATGGAGGACCGCACGGAGCCGTGGGATGGCGCGTGTGGTGTGTTCCACCCGATGATCACCGAAGCGGTTGTGCGCTTCCAAGCTGAAACGATTACTGAAACGTTCCCTGCGCAAGGCCCGGTGCGCACCAAAATCATCGGTAAAGAAACCGTTGAGGTGAAAGAAGCCGCTGTTCGTGTGCAAGACGACATGAACTTCGAGCTGACCGAGGTCATGAAAGAATTCCGCCCGGAGCATGAGCGCATGCTGTGGAGCTTGCCGGCAACGGGTTCTGCCTTCAAGAAGGTCTACTACGACCCGGGTCTGGGCCGTCAGGTGTCGATGTTTGTGCCTGCCGAGGACGTGCTGCTTCCCTACGGTACGACGGACTTGGACACATGCCACCGCGTCACGCACCTGATGCGCAAGACCAAAGACGACATCGTGCGTCTGCAAGAAGCTGGCTTTTATTGTGACGTGCAGCTTGGCGAGCCTAGCAAGAACAAGGATGACATCCAGCAAGCCAAAGACAAAGAGACCGGCTTCTCGGACATCAACGACAGCCGCTTCCAGCTTGCCGAGAGCCACGCCAGTCTGGTGATCAAGGGCGACAAGTTCCGCCCGGACGACTCTGAGATTTCGCTGCCGTACGTGGTGACGTTCATCAAGGGCACCAATCAGGTTCTGGCTATCCGCCGCAACTGGGAGGAGGACGACGACTATCACCAAAAGCGTCAGCACTTCGTCCACTACCAATACATCCCCGGCTTCGGTGCGTACGGCTTCGGTCTGTTCCATCTGATCGGTGGCTTTGCGAAGTCGGCGACTTCCTTGATGCGTCAGCTTGTGGACGCAGGCACGCTGTCGAACCTGCCCGGCGGTTTGAAAAGCAGAGGCTTAAGAATTAAGGGCGACGACACTCCGATTGCTCCCGGCGAGTTCCGCGACGTGGACTTGGGCAGTGGCAACATTCGCGACAACATCCTGCCGCTGCCGTACAAAGAGCCGTCCAACGTGCTCTACCAGTTGCTGGGCACCATCGTGGATGAGGGCCGTCGGTTTGCTGCGACTGCGGATATGAAGGTGTCCGACATGAGCGCGCAAGCGCCCGTGGGTACCACGCTGGCACTGCTGGAGCGCCAGCTTAAAGTTCTGACCGCCGTGCAAGCCCGGGTGCACTACGCTCTGAAGCAAGAGCTGGGGCTGCTGAAAAACCTGATCCGTGACTACACGGACGTGGACTACGAGTACACCCCGGAGTACGGCACCAAGCGCGCCAAGCAGGGTGACTACGACTTGGTGGATGTGATCCCGGTCTCGGACCCCAACGCCGCGACCATGAGCCAGCGCGTTGTCCAGTACCAAGCCGTGATTCAGATGGCGCAGATGGCTCCGGACATCTATGACATGCCGCAGCTTCACCGCTCCATGCTGGAGGTGCTCGGTATTAAGAACGCCGAGAAGCTCGTGCCCCTGCCCGACGACATGAAGCCCACCGACCCCGTGTCGGAGAACATGGCTGTGCTGCGCGGCAAGCCCGTCAAAGCCTTCATGTACCAAGACCATCAGGCGCACATTCAGGTACACATGGCTGCGATGCAAGACCCGATGCTCATGCAGCTCATCGGTCAGAACCCGAAAGCGCAAATGATGATGGCTGCCATGCAGGCACACATTGCGGACCACACGGCGTTCCTGTACCGCCAGAAAGTGGAGCAGCAACTGGGCTTCGCGCTGCCGCCTGAAGAGGACAAGCTGCCGCCGCAGATCGAGACCGCGATGTCTACGATGATGGCGAAGGCTGCCCAGCAGGTGCTGATGCAAAACCAAGCTCAGGCTGCACAGCAACAAGCTCAGCAGATGGCGCAAGACCCGGTGCTGCAGATGCAACAGCAAGAGCTGCAAATCCGCGCTCAAGAAGTGGCGATCAAGGATAAGAAAGTTCAGGCTGATGCTGCGGCTAAAGCCGATGAGCTGGCGCTTAAAGAGCAACAACTCCAGATTGACGCGGCCTACAAGGCGGACAAACTGGAAGCCGATCAAGAACGTGACGGTGCTCGCATGGGCATCGACATCGCCAAGTCCCGTGCGCAAGCACAAACAAGGAGCCAGCGTAGCAAATGATCGAAGACTTCGCACGCGTATTGCGCGAACAAATACGCAACGACATGAACAACTACGCCGATGATTTGGCGGGTGGGATGTGTCGCACTTTCGACGAATATCAAAAACTCTGCGGCGTCATTCAAGGTCTAGCCGTTGCAGAGCGTCATCTCCTCGACCTTGCTAAGAAAGCGACAGAACAAGATGAGTGAAATCATCCTGCCTCCCGGTATTACCCTGCCCCCTCACGTCCAACCGATTGATGCGCCTGAAGAAGGTGCTGATGCCGAGACCAAAGCCGGAGCACTGCCGACCCCCACGGGTTGGAAGCTGCTGTGCATCGTCCCTGATGTCGATGAAAAAATCGCCGGTACGTCGCTGGATTTGGTGCGTGACCAAGCATCCTTGCGCCAAGAAGAACACGCCACAACCGTGCTCTTTGTTTTGCGTACAGGCCCCGACGCGTACAAAGACTCCGCCAAGTTCCCTAACGGAGCGTGGTGTAAGGAGGGCGACTTTGTGCTCGTACGTACCTATTCTGGTACGCGGTTTAAGATTTTTGGAAAAGAGTTTCGCCTGATCAACGACGATCAGGTTGAGGCTGTTGTGCAAGACCCTCGCGGGCTGACCCGCGCTTGAAGGAGTAACTATGGCAAGCGATAAGGACGAATTCAAATTCCCCGACGAGATCGAGGAAAAGAGTTCGGGAAACCAAAGTGCTGAGACAGAAGTCGAGATTGAGATCGTCGATGACACGCCGCCCCAAGACCGAGGCCGCAGGCCGCTGGACCGTGAGGTAGCCGATCCGACGGACGAAGAGATCGAGACTTACTCCGACAAGGTTAAAAGCCGCATTAAAGAACTGACCCACGCCCGTCATGACGAACGCCGCAAGGCCGAAGCGCTGTCGCGTGAACGTCAGGAACTTGAGCGCCTTGCACAGCAGCTCATTGATGAGAACAAGAGCCTTAAGCAACGCTACAACGCGGGGCAAGAGGTTTACGCCACAACCGCCAAGGAAAAGGCGGAGTCCGATCTGGATATCGCCCGCCGTGAGCTGAAACAGGCCCACGAGGCGTTTGACACGGATGCGATTGTTGCAGCGCAAGAAAAGCTGGCCGAAGCCAAAATGCGCTCCGAGGCTGCAAAAAACTTTAAGCCGACCCCTTTACAGGAAGCGGAATATGAGCTAAAACCTCAACAAAATTCGGAACAAGCCGTCAAACCCGACGAAAAATCCCTGCGCTGGCAGGCCAAAAACCAGTGGTTCGGGCAAGATGGTTTCGAGGAATACACCAGCTACGCACTAGGGCTGCATCAAAAACTAGTCTCCGGAGGCATCGACCCCCGCTCTGATGATTACTACGACCAGATTAACGGTCGCATGAAGTCCAAGTTTCCCGAGCTTTTCGGTGAGACGGAAGACAAGCCAAGGTCCGGTGAGGTTTCCAAAAAACCTACAACGGTTGTCGCACCGGCTGCACGCAGTACGTCGGCTGGAAAAATCCGTTTGACAGCAACCCAAGTGGCGCTGGCTAAGAAATTTAACCTAACGCCGCAGCAGTATGCTGCCCAAGTAGCTAAACTGGAGAACCAAAATGGCTGAAACCCGTATCCCTCGTGATCTCGTGTCACGCGAAAAAACTTCTCGATCAGTGTATGTTCCCCCGAGCGCACTGCCCGATCCGACCCCCGAGCCGGGTTATGTCTATCACTGGGTTGCGACCCATGTGCTTGGGCAAGCTGACCCGACGAACGTGTCCAAAAAGATGCGTGATAACTGGGTGCCGGTGAAGGCGGAAGATCATCCGGAACTGATGCTGTTGGGTAACGCCACGACGGGCAACGTAGAGATTGGTGGCCTCATGCTGTGTAAGCAGACCATTGATCAGTATCGCGCCCGCCAAGAGTATTACAGCCGACAGGCTCAGTCCCAGATGGAGTCGGTGGACAACCACTTCATGCGAAACAATGACCCGCGTATGCCTCTGTTTGCCGACCGCAAGTCGTCTGCCAGTCGCGGAAGCGGATTTGGTTCTGGTTCTAAGTAACTTAGGAGTCCTTAAATGGCATCTACTGCTTCCCCGTACGGCCTTCGTGCCGTCAACCGTAACGACGGCATGGCCTATGCCGGCGCTACGAGTCAGTTCCTGATTAACCCCGCAGGTACTGGCACCAACATCTTCAACGGCCAAGTCGTCATCATTGACGCCAACGGCTACATCGCGCTGTCTACCGCTACCGGTGCGGACCTGACGACTAACAACCTCGGCGGTGCCAACCTTGGCGCTTGGGGCGTGTTCGTTGGCTGTTCCTACATCAACGCGCAAGGTCAGCAGATCTATGCTCAGTACTACCCCTCCGGCACCACCGGCGTGGTGACTGCGTACGTGATCACCGACCCCAGCGTGACGTTCCAAGCCCAATTGGATGGC